TTTTCAATTCTCAGACCGCTAGGCATTCCAAGTAATACTACAAAGTCATTAAATAACTTTTCGTACATGATTTGGTTAGGCTCAATGTAACTGCTATTCATTGCCTCGATAGCTACTCTAAGCTCGTCTGCGTTATTGCTAAAGCCTGTGTCTATTGTTTTAATAAATACAGAAGCATCTACTCCATGAGCTGTGAAAATTTCGTCTTGTATCTGCTGATTTAAGTTAATAAACTTGTCATCCTGACCGTTAGGGTTTGTAGATATTATCTCTACTCCTTTCTCCTTTCCATCGTCAAAAATAATAACTGGCTCTCCTGCATTATTGCTACCATGATGTTTATTTTTAATCTGCTTTTTAATGTATGCTTGAGCTTCTTGAGTTGGTTGCCCATTATGAAAGTTCCAAATCGTACCACCACTATAACCATGCTTTGTATTGTTTAAAACGTAATTGGCTACTTCATAATCTGCTGCGATATACGGCACTCCTGCCACGTAATTTGGGAGCGGATACTCTTTTAAGTTTGGTCTATAAGACTTATAATAACAAATGTATCTTTCGCCTCTGACAGCAGAGCCATCGAAAGGGAAAGAGGTTAAAGTTTCAAAATCCTCGTTATTAGTTGGCTTCTTTGCTGCCCAATCGCTAGTATAAAAGTATGTGTCCTCCTCAACCCCTACACGAATATCTCCAAAATCAATGTGGTTAATAATTAAACTTTTGCCATCTTTGGTTACAATAACTTCTAAAGCATAACCTCCGAAAAGCTCGTTATCTTTTACTATCTTTTTAGTAAGCTCAAATAAAGAGTCATTACCTACGTGATTAATAAAGTTTTCTAGTTTTACTTTATCCTCTAAAGTTCTTACTGTTTCATCTACTCTCCAACCTCTACCACTTATGTAATTAGTCTTACCGTTTATAATGCTATTGTGTTTACCGCTTGTATTATAAAGCTCAACTAAGTAGTCAGGGTATAAGTTTTTCCAAGGTGCTTCTGTACCATAAACAATATAGTCTTTACCTCTTTCCTCTTTAAATACTGGAGGCTTGTTAGCTTCAAAATTAAAGATTAAAATATTTTCTTTGTTCATCATGTTACTTGATGTGTTTTGTAGGTTATGTCTATGTCGTGCTGATTATAGGTAGTACTTGCACGTTCTAAGTCCATTAGTCCACTTTCTACTAAGCCAGTTGCTAAGGCAGGGTCTAAGTTAGTTGTTGAGGTTTGCTCGTAAACAAAATATTCGTATTGCCCTCCTGCGCCTAGTATAAGCTCTCCTAGTAATGGGTTATCTGTTCCCTCTGTAAATACAAATTCATTGTACCTATCTTTATATAAGCTAGTATCTGCCATTATACAATAGTAGCTAACTTTCTCGGTTACATTTCTAAACTGAAATAAATAAACTGGAGAAGATAATGTACTCTTTTCCTTTAGTGTCAAAGTTAGATTGCTTGTAGTATTTTCGTTTATCAAAATCGGCATTACTCAGAATCGCTTTTGTCTTTCTTTTCCTTCTTTTTTTTCTCAGCTTTAAAAACATCTAAACCCAATTTTTTGTATTTAGCAAACTGTTTTGAATCGTTTACTATGGTAACATGACCTACCACTTTGTGGTAAACTGTACCGCCTTTTAAAAACTCCTTTTTTAGTTCCATATTATCTATTGTAAAAAAAATTAATAGTTGTATAAAAAAACTATAAAATAAAAAAAGGGTAACAAATTAATGCTACCCTCCTTTAATTAGTTGTTTAAAACTATGCTATTGTTAAACCTGCAATTACTGTAGAATCTACTTCTAGCATTCGCTTTGCTTCTTTTGCTGTGATGCTATACGTGTATCCGTTGTGGTCGCCAAATGCTGCTCCAGTTACTGCTGTACCGCTTAATTTATCTGCTGCGTAGTAAGCTCCAACAGTCCAGTATTTCTCATTCATATCTTTTACGATAACGAATAACTGAGCTTGGTCTAAAAGCATTAATTCCTCGTTCTCTGATGCTGTTAAATTCTTAGTGTTAAAGTCTAATACAGAATCGTAAAAGTTAGTTCCATTCTCTAAACTTCCTGTGTGAGTTTCAATTAAAGAACCGTTTTCTTTTTCTAAAGAGTATCTGTAAAAGCTAGTAGCTCCTGCTTGAGTCAATCCTGTGATTACTCCCGATGCTACTGTGTCTATTGTTATATCTCCAAAGTTAGCAATCAATACCTCAGAGATTCCACCTGTGGAGTTTCTGCAGTCTATTGCTCTACCTTGCGTTAATGCACATGCCATATCTTATATTTTTTTTAGTGTTTATAAAAAAAGGGGTTAGGCAATTACCCACCCCTCTTTAATTAATTGTTAAAGTCCTATTAAGGTACTAAAGTAAATTGTACTACCTCGTCTGGGAATCTTACTTGTACTCCTCTTTTGAAAGTAACATCGAAGAAAATACTCTTCTCAGAAACTGGGTCTAATCTTACAGACATTGCATCTTCGTCAGCATCTCCATCCATTCCGATAACTACGTTAGAGTTTCTAGTTAAAATCATTCTCTCAGTTCCTGCTGCTCCTGGCAATCCTACAGTAGAACGTAAAGCTACGTTTGTTCCGTAAAGGTTTACTTGCTCGCCATCTCCAGAGTAGTGGAATAAGTTAGCGTTTTTCAATGCTACTACATATTTCTTGTAAACTGATGTAGGTACAAATAAAGATAAATCTTCTGCCTCTGAGATATTATCTGGAATAGACTCCCACATACCGTCTAAGATGTCTAGTACGTTAGAGCTTGAGATTCCAGTTGCTACCGTTACCGCTCCTGTGTTACCGTTTACTGCTGTTCCTGCTGCGTCTACAATTTTCAAAAGACCATCGTAGTAAGATAGGTTGTTAGTACCTGAAGCTGTGTCTCCTTGAAAATCTGCTACAGTTAAAGCATTTTGTAAAGCGTTCATTTTCTTTTCCATGTAAACTGCTTCAATCTCTGCAGGCATTTCTTCCTCTCCTGCTGCTCCTTTCTTTACTAGAACTTGCGCCCAGTATCCGTTCAAATCTTTAATACATAAATCTTCCGAAACTGCAATAGGACCTACTGTGATAGTTCTTTGTGAGAATGTAGTTGTGTCTGCGCCTGTGCGAGTACATGAGTCGCTCCCGAAGACAACATCTGTAGATAAAAACTGTAAGTTTGAGCTACCTTTAATTCCTGTTTGGATGTCTGCTACTTCTGCTAGTCCTCCAGTCGCTTGCATCTGTGCAATCAATGGAAAGTCTTGGTCTTCTATGTATGCGCTAAGTGCGCTTAAATCAAATGCCATAATTATTCTTTTTTAATGTTTATTTATTTACTGTAAAAATTGATTTCTTTTTAGGCGAAATTACTCCGCTTCTTTTTTTCTTAATTGGTGCTACGCTAGATTCATTAGCTAACTCCTCTACTGCTGTAAATATAGCTTTCTCTTTTGTATCTGCCTCTGCTTTGTATTTAGTAAATTCTGCTTTAACAGTTTCTAACTCCTCAGAGATTTTAGCAATTTGCTCATTAAATACAGTTTCTGTAGATTCAATAATCTTTCTGATCTTAGCCTCTGTTACTGTTTCAGCTACAGGCTCTGGAGTTGCTTCTGTTTCCATTGCTTCTTCCTCCTCTGCCTCTACTTCTTTAATGTCGGTAATAGCACCTTCCATTACTGTTACTACTGTTCCATCTGCTAGTGGGTATTCTCCGTTTGGCATTGGAGCAACTTCTCCCTCTACCTCTACTGTTACCATTGCACCAACTTCTAAAGCAGGCTCGATGTTTACCATTGTTCCATCTGCTAACTCAGCAGCCATCAACTTAACTTCGGTTACTTCTGGAGTAGCTTCTGCCTCTACTTCCTTAACTTCTTCGCCAAAAATTAAGCTCTTTACTTTGTCTAAAGTTTCTTTACTCATATTGTCTATTGTTTTATTATTTATTACTTGTACATTGTCATCTATACTTTTTTCAAAACCTAGTATTATTTCTCTTAGTTTATTAATTAAATCTTCGTCCATTGTTACTGGCTCAAGTTGTTTAAACATACCTTCTACGCTGAAACCTTTAAACTCTCCGTTCTTTACTTGCTCCCATATTTCATCGTTATCAACTTTAGCAGAACCCCATAGACTACCGTTAGGCACTTTTTCAAATTCCTTAGGAGCTACCTTTCCGCGTTCATTGTCTATTATAAGGTTGTCTAGCATATAAACCCCTTCTGCAATTTGTCTAGGATCGTGCATTAAATTAAAGTTGTTATTTAAACCTAGTCTGCTCTGCTTTTCTCTAATTTGCTCTATAGTCTTAGCTGAGAACTTTACAAAGAACTTTTCTCCGTTTTCTCCGATTCTAGGAATAAGTAAATCGGCTACCATAAAATAGCCTTCTATGATTCTTTTCTCCTCGTCTTTAATATTAAACTTATGTTCTACTTGTTTCCCGAACTGCATCCAGTTTGATTCCGTAGCAGGGAAATCTACTAGTGCGATAGCTGTTACTCCGCTTTCGTCATCGGTGTCAATTACTAATTCAAATACTTCTATTTTTTCCATTTTATTATATTTTAAAAAGTAGCGCTTTCTTCTATTACGCTTACATTGTTTTGTGTTTCTGTTATGTCTGTTTCAGTTACAAATACTTGTTGACCTCCTAGTATTGTACTAGTGTTACTTACTGGAGTTATTGCTGCTCCTCCTGCTGCTGCGCCTGCTCCATATGCACTTACATTTTGAGACTCAGAAGCTACAGGACTTCCGCCACCTTGATAGGATGTAGCTTTAATTGCTGCTATTTGCGCTATGGTTGTTACTGCTGCTGCTGCCATTGCTATAGCTGTGGCTATTCCAAAATCTGCTTTTGGTGTTTGTGCTAGTATAGACATTTGAGCCTGTGCGCCATTTACTAAAGCCATTGCTATATTTAGTTTCTTTTCACGTTCAAAACTTGCCTTTCTTAGCTGCTCTTTTTTCTTTTCGTTATCTCCTGCATTTTTCAAGTCATTTTGCAGAGCCATTTCATTTAAACTAGAAAGAGAATCTATTACCTGAGTAGCTGCTACTAGACCTTCCTCTCTTGCTTTCTGTTTAGCGTCTGCAATATCTTGAATGTCTTGAAGCTCTTTATCTTTTGCTATTTGCTTTAATTCAGCATCTGCTAAGTCTGCTGCTATTTTCTTATCTCTTGCCTCTTGCTCAATGCCTTCTATTAAAGTATTCATTTGTAGAAGCTGCTCCTCCTCCAGAGCTAACATTAACTCAGTATCTTCTCCGTACTTTTGAATTAGCTGCTGTCTTTCCCTTTCCTGTGCAAGTTCTAACTCTGCTAAAGCTCTTACGTTTTTATCCTCTATTGCCTTAGCTTCTAAATCTTCTAGTAGTTTATTCTTTGCTATTTCTAAAGCTATTGCATCCTTTGCTGCTTTTTCGTCTATCTTTTTTTGTTCTACTGCTGCTTTCTTTCTTTTTTCTGTACCTGATTTTTTAATTTCAATTAATGATATTTCTAAGTCTTGCTCTGCTTGTAATTGGTCGGCTTTTAGTTTTTCTTCTGCTTTAAAAGACTCCTCTAAAGCCTTCATGTTTTCAGATAATTCAGTTCCAAATACCTTACCTTGCTGTAACCTAAGCATTATCTCTTGGCGTAAGTCCTCCCTTCTTTGCGCTTGTAGCTCTCTTTCTTTTTTGGCTGCCTCTATTAATACTCTAAGTTTTTCTAATTCTAATTCAGTCGTTTCTTCTCCATTGGCTTTTCGCTTTCTGATTTCAAAGTCCATGTCTGAAACTATGCTTTCAGTTAACTTTTTATGTGCCTCAATTAATTTCTTGGTTGCCTCTGTTCTTTTCTCTGCGCTCTCTAAAGCTGCCCTTGCTTTCTCCTCCTCTGCTTTCTTTGTCTGTTCTGCTGTGGACTCCTCCATTAATCCTAAAGCTCTTAACGCTGCTTTCACTCCTTCAATAACAAGTGTCATAGGGAGTAAAGCAAAATCTATGACTTTCTTAATGTTCTTACCTAATAATACAAACCCTGCTACTAAAGCAGTAATAGCTAAAACTACTAACGCTATTGGGTTCATCGACATTACGACATTGAAAGCTGTCTGTGCTGCTGTCATTAGCCATGTTCCTGCTGCTGCTGCTTTCTCTGCTACTGTCTTAGCAATGAGTGCTACCTTGCCCTGTTTAAGTATATTGTTGTATAATTTGCTTGCAGAGCTTAATCCTTCTATCGCTCCTTTGAACCCCATAGAGATAGCCATAGCCTTCTCAATGGATGCGCCTATTTGCTCAATAGTTTCATTCTCGCCACCTAGTAAAACTAGACTAGCTGTAACATCTCCGATGCCTCCTGCAACACTTCCGAGTTCACTAGCTATCTGCTCTCTGTCCAAACCTTCAAAGCCTAGTTCTATATTCTTAATTTCTGCTGTAGTTTGAGCCATTGCAGTAGTAAGCTGTTTGAACTCCTCACTACCTCTACCAACTTCTTTAAGTCGGTCTTTCATTTC